ATTATAAACAAAACAGCCCTTATTGTTCATAATTATTGACATTAAGGTGGTGGTCAAATGCTTTGGTTATCAGACGAAGCGATTGAATACGCCGTTGCCAAATGTCGTAGAGAGCCCGGATATAAAATTAAGGTGATATGTTTGAGATATATAGCAAGTGTTAGTTTCGGCAAGGACAGCCTTGCAATGCTATTAAAGTTAATCGAAACACAGAAACCTCTTGACGAGGTTATCTTTTACAATACTGGTATGGAGTTTGAGTGCATTTATCATATCAGAGATAAAGTAGTTGAGTTGTTAAAGCAACACAACATTACATATACCGAACTTCATCCTGACGAGCCGTTTTTGTATTCTATGTTTGAACGCAAGATCAAGTATAGAAACAAGGACGGCTATCATTATGGCTTTTCTTGGTGTGGCGGTAGATGTAGATGGCATACACACTACAAACTACAAGTCATTAAGAGATACAAAGAGTCCATAAATGATACCATTATCGACTATGTTGGTATCGCTTATGACGAACCACATAGATTTGAAAAATCACAATCCGAAGGTAAGACATTACCGCTTGTTGAGTGGCAAATGACCGAAGCAGACTGCTTGAAGTACTGCTTTGACAGAGGTTGGCATTGGAATGAACAGACTCCTTCTGGAGAGGTTGAGTTGTATGACATTCTGGACAGAGTTTCTTGTTGGTGTTGTGCAAACAAAAACCTTAAAGAACTGAAGAATATATACTTGTATTTGCCTCAGTATTGGCAGAAGTTGAAGTTCCTACAATCCAAAACCGACAGACCTATGAAACAAAGCGGAAGTGTCTTTGAATTAGAACAACGATTTAATAAGGAGATTAAAGGAATATGAAAGAGATTTTAGTCCGTTATCACAATGACAACATTGACAAGATTGAAGAGCTGAACAAGGGCGACTGGATTGACCTACGCGCAGCAGAAACCGTTGAACTTAAAGCAGGTGACTTTAAGATTATCTCTCTTGGTGTATCTATGAAGTTACCAGCAGGATATGAGGCACATATCGTTCCCCGTAGTTCAACCTTTAAGAAATGGGGCATCTTGCAGACCAACCATATGGGTGTTATCGACAACTCTTACAGTGGTGATAACGACATTTGGGGTATGCCTGTGCTCGCTATGAGAGATACCGTAATCAATGAGAACGACCGTATCTGTCAGTTCCGCATCATCGAGCGTATGGGTCATATCAAGATGACTGAGGTTGACCACCTTGAAGGTGAGGATCGTGGCGGTTTCGGTAGTACCGGCACAAACTAAATAAGGAAGTTTTGAATATGCAAAAGAAGTTAAGCGATGAAGAAAAAGACAAGATATACGCAGCGCTGAAACTGATTGAAAACCTACATAAACAGGGCTTGGTAAAGAAGCATATTTTCAAAAACATTTTGAACGATTACAGAGATTGTATTGACTTATCCGAATTCAAATGCTATACTTAATAGGCATACATACATAACAAAATTAGGAATTGTAGGGAGGATAAGCAATGTACCAATATGGCTACCAAGCCCCAAAGCAAAGAAAAGTCGCTGTGTATGCCAGAGTTTCTACTGAACACGAAGCTCAGTTAAGCGCACTTGAAAACCAGAAAGACTGGTACAAACCTATTATTGCTCAACATCCTGAATGGGATATTGTGAGAATGTACACTGATGAAGGTATCACAGGAACATCTGCACAGAAGCGACCTCAGTTTATGAAGATGATTGAAGATGCCGGTGACGGCGAATTTGATTTAATCCTCACGAGAGAGGTTGCTCGATTTGCAAGAAATACTGTTGATACCTTACAGTACACTCGCAGTCTTAAAGCAAAGGGTGTTGAAGTTTTCTTTATTAACGATAACATCAAAACTTTTGACGGAGACGGAGAGCTTCGACTCACCATTATGGCAACACTTGCACAGGACGAAAGCAGAAAGACATCAATCCGTGTAAAGTGCGGTCAACAGACTTCGATGGATAATGGCGTATTCTACGGCAATGGTAATATCCTCGGATATGACAGAGTTGGTAAGGATATGGTTATCAATCCAGAACAAGCAAAGACCGTCAGAATGATTTATGACTGGTATCTTGATGGAGTAGGTATTCGAGCTATCAAGTTCAGACTTGAGCAAGCAGGACGACTTACTGCTATGGGAAAATCTAACTGGCACGAAAGTAATATCTCAAAGATATTGCAAAACTCTTTTTATTGTGGTATAATCACTTATCACAAAGAGTACACTCCAGACTTTCTTGAACAGAAAAAGATACGAAACTTTGGAGAAATAGAGCTTACGAAGACCAGAGGTACTCACGAGCCTATTATTACCGAAGAGGAGTTTGAGAGAGTTCAAGAGATGATGGCTAAACGAAGAAAAGAGTTACCAAATACAGGCGCTGGTAAACGCAGACAGATCGGAGAAAAACAACCCGGAGATGTCTGGACAGAACTCTTAATCTGCGAATGTGGACACAAGTTTAATAGAAAGGTGTGGCACAGAGTTGAAGACGATGTGCAGTATGGGTATCAATGCTACAGTTCCATTAGAACAGGAACAGTAACAACTCGTTTGAGAAAAGGATTACCCATTGATGATGTTTGCAAAACACCAATGATTGCAGGTTGGAAATTGCAAATGATGGTCAAGAATATCTTTCGTGAATATCTACATAACACGGCAGAAGTACTTGCTCTTGCAGAAGCAATGTTGGAACGACACATTGATGATGAAGAGCCACAAACCGATAACAATCGGTTAATTGAACAAAAGCAGGCGGAAGTTGAGAAGCTCAATAAAAGATTACATAGTTTAATCGAAATGAGAGCAGACGGCGAAATCACCAGAGACATATTCAAAGCGAAGAAACAGGAAGTTGAAGACAGGCTACTTGCCATTCAAAATGAGTTAAATCAGTTGCAACCGCAGGAAGAAGCAATTGACGATGCCACTCACGATGAAAAAATCAAGATCCTTAAATTCTACCTCGAACAGTCCGTTAACCCCGACGCAATGGAGAATATCCCCGAAGATGTTATCAGAGCGTTCATTGTTAAGGTGGTTGTTCACGAGAATAGCTTTGATTGGTATCTGCGCTTCAGTCCTGATAAACCGCCGAAATCACTGTGTATTGACGGTAAGAGGAAAACGACAGCAAAAGTTTCCTCCCTTTGTTCACCGCAACACAGGCTGCTATTAACGAAAGTAGGAAAAAGTAATTTCGTTAAGGTTCAAGAGTTCTCAATAGATTTAGGTCAAGCCAAGGCTTATCTCTACGCATATTCAACACGGCACAGAATACACAAATGGAATGACATACACATTTCAGTATTCATTTAATAACCTACTAAGGGCTATGAGGCTTCGGTCTTGTAGCCCTTATTTTTTTACCATTTCGGCAGTAAACACCACTTATTGCCGATATGCTACTAATGGAGACATATACACACCTAAGCGCAAAAAAAAAATAGCGGGTCTATCAAATCAATGATAGCCCGCTAAATATGTTTATTTGCTGAATCCGCGCACATCTTCAAGAAATGTATGCTCTTTCATATGATGTTCATAAGACTCCCTAATCATATGAATAGCAATATCAATCTCACCGTTAGTAAGACCGCGTTCCTCAAGGAATTTCTCGTACTTGTCATATACTTTGAAAATACGGTTGAATTCTTCTCTCGAAACAATTACATTATCGTCTGTAACCTTTGTCGCAAAATCAATGATGCGATCACGGCTACTCTGAATAAACATTTCCTCAGTTAACTTTGAGTTATCTTTCAGAGCGTCAGTTACATCTGATAATTTAGAGTTAATTTCAACAATGGAATCGTCATAGACATTTGCCCTGTCGTTAACCCACTGCATCCAAGCATCACGCTTTGTGATGTTGTCAGCAGAATAATGACCGTTTACTTCGCTGAGTAATTGTCGTACTTCTTTTAGTGTTTGTGCCGTCTCTTTTTTCTCATTTCTCTTTCTGGCGAAATATTTTCTGATCTTCATAAACTCTGGAACGATTTTCCCCTTAAATTCCAAAAGCTCGCCAATTACATTGAGAACAAGAAGCACCCCCACCAACGCAACAGCAATCTGAGTTGGTAGCTTCAAAAACTCTATGTAATTTATCACTTCATACTACCACCCTTCCTATATTGATGTGTCTGCCTTTAATCAGAGGGGTGCTTAGCACCCCAATAATTTACGCTGTTGCCTCTGCTTCGGGTTCAACAGGCGTTTCGTCGGCAGCTTCATCAGTAGTAGCGCCGGTCTTATTAAATGCATCGTTAAACTCAGCCACAGCAGCCTCAATAAGCATTCTGAGCTCGATATCACTGATGGTAATACCTTTTGTCAATAGCATATCAGAAGCCGCTTCCAGAGCCTTCTGGAGCTTCTCGTCGCCGTGCAGATCCTTATACATCTGCTCAACTGCCTTAACAACAGTCTTTGCAACATCCTGCTTGGTCTTGTCGTTGATGTATTTGGTATAGAGATTTTTAATCACAATGCCAAGATAGCCTGCGATAGCAGTGAGGATTGAATAAAGAATGGTTGTGCCGTAAGTAGAAATAAATTCCTGTAAGAATAGTTCCATAATATATCCTCCATTATTTAATAAGTGGCTCCTACATCACCGTGTAAGAGCCACTGTTTTTTGTGTTTACGCTTTTGTGAATGTACCTGCATCTACCCAACCATAGACGGTTGCACCGCTACCAGATACAGCAACTAAATGATAGGGGTGTTTGCTCTTGCCGAGCTGATAGATTGCAGTAATTTTGGCTTTACCGCCTTTACAAGCGATAGCCTTAGTAGCACCAGCGCTTGTATAATGTACCTTACCTGTGTAATTTACAATATCTCCAACAGCGGGAGTCCAAGGCTTAGCCACAGTAGTTTGGGCAGTAGAACCCTTCGGAATTTTAATCTTCTGTCCAACAGAAATCTTATTTGGGTTAGAGATGTTATTGTAAGCTGCAAGCTTTTGGTATGTAGTGCCATACTTAGAAGCAATGCCAGACAAAGTATCCCCACTTTTGACAACATAGATTTCATCGGTTGTAACAGGAGCCTGAGTTGCCTTAACTGCCGATACAGTAGAAGCATCTACCCAGCCATATACACCGCTAATAAATGCACCAGCATCATTAACCGCACGGCAGTGATAAGGATGTTTACCTGTCTTAGAAACAGCAGTAACCTTTGCCTTACTTGCCTTTACAGTAGAGCCAGCAGCACCGTCTGCGGAAGTATAGTGCTTACCGCCTGCGAACTGCACAATGTCGCCTGTGTTGAACTTCAATTTAGAAACAACAGGAGTTGTAGGAGTTACAACAGGAGTGGTAGGTGTAGTCGGCGTAGTTGGAGTCGTGGTCTTGGGAGCGTACTTATCGTAGTACTTCTGACCGAAAGCAGCGCGGTTCTTCTGAACAGTAGCACCCTGATCGGCAGGAGCCTCAAACTTGAAGAGAACCACATTAGACGCTTCAAGAACAGAAGTAGCAGCCTTTAGGGTGTTAACAACAGTCTTGAAGGACTCACTTAGTTCTTTCCATAAGAAATCCAACTGCATATCGAAGTCGCCGATAGATTTCTTCTGTGCCTTCGCATAGTCTAACAACTTCTGCTTACGGCTCCAATAAGTCCACTGAGCCAAACCATAGCCTGCGGAGTCTTTGACAAAGTTGGTATAAGTACCATTGTCAACGGCAGAGGTATAAACTGCGTCCGCATAACCAAGCTTCTTCTCGTAAGTGTTCTGCAAGTTATTAGAACGCAAACCAGACTCTGCATACAGATTACCCATCAAGCCAGCAACACCATAAGCGTTACCAAGCTTAGCGTAGAAGTAATCCCAAATCTTCTTTTCGTCAACAGCATTGCCTGTACTTGCTGTGCCGGTTACGGCAGGAGCAGGAGCAGTAGCAACTGTCTGAACGAGCTGAAGATCGCAAGCCTTAAAAGGACTCATAATAGCGTGTTTGCCGTCTTCACTCTTATTGACAACAACACGGTCGCCTGCGGCAGAGTAAACAACCCAGTTCTTCTTGAGAACCCAAGAAGGAACTGCTTTACCGCCGTAGTATTTAGTGCCAGTAATTTTTACAACCTTGCCAGCTTCAAAAGCCAATGCGGTTGTGCCGATAACAGGGTCGGGAGCAACAACATCAACTTTGATGCCGAGACGAGCATTGATTTCCTTGGCAATCTGGCTGTGCAGATTATATAAATAATCGCCGGGGCAAGACTTGTTAGCAAACCAACGGTGAACTGTCATATTCTGCTTGTCCACCTGACCAATCAAGGTCTTGTCAGCCTCCCATTTCAATTGTTTAATGTTGTTACGCTTACAGATATCGGTGCATAGGTCAATAAGTGCAGCATAAGCTTTAGCATTGACCTTGTAAGGACTATAAGTATCACTGGCAACTTCAATGGTAATCGCACGGTGGTCATTGGCACCAGAAGAAGAACACCAAGAACGGTCTTTTTCTTCGCAATACATACCAATCTTACCGTCATAGCCGATGCCATAGTTAGAAGAAGCCTGACGAGAAGTAGGTGCAAAAACTGCACCAAGCGTTTCTACAGAACACTGACCAACAACACAATGGATTGTGATGGTGTCAATCTCGTGGTTACGATTTTTGGTTCTGTTAGGGGAAATTCGAGTATAGTCAACAAGAGGGCTATTTGTAAATGCCATTAGTCATCGTCTCCTTTCCCGTTAGATAACTCCTCAAGCATCTCTTTAGGAATTTTGCTGATGTCAGTTGTGTCGATGATTTCAGACTTACGAACCTCGTCGTCCTTCTTAGCAAGAAGTCCACCGACAACATTCATCAAAACATCTTTAAGTGCCATATCGTTACCTCCTTTAATAAAAAAGGCTTAGCCCGAATAGGCTAAGCTTTACCTTGGCAAGATATTTAATAGGTAAACGGTTCTCCAAAGAGTTTCTCGTAGTACCTGTCCATATCTTGTATTAAATGATGTGTGTTTCCATAAGAAGCGTGCGCACGCCATCCACCATAAGACAAGCGAGCCTTTTCAATAGAAATCAAGCCTGTCTTATAGTCTTTAGCGTACTTCTTCATCTTGCGCTTCATATTATCTTTGCTGCGTTTCCGCACCTTACAAATCACCTTGCCGGTGTCCGTAAGGTATGTATGAAACCCAAGAAAATCAATTCCGTTTCTCAATGGAAATATCTGTGTCTTTTCGTTGAGTTCAAGACCATACTCTGACAGGTAGTCTCGTATAATTACAAGACACTTTTGCAGATGCTTCTTGTCTTTGTGAATAAGATAGAAGTCATCTACATACCTACCATACCCTTTAATGTGCAATTTCTCTTTTACGAGATGGTCTAACCCATTTAATAGAACTAAAGCGTATAATTGACTGCTTTGATATCCAATGGGTAATCCAACACCGTCACTTATGCTAACGGAGTCAATGATTGTGTCGGATAACCATTTAATATCTGTATCAACAAATAGTTTCTTTAACTTTTCCTTTACCGCTTCGTGGTCAATATGAGCGAAGAATTTTCTTATATCACACTTCAAAATCCACCCGTCAGCATAATGACCTTCCTCAACTGACACTAACGGTAAGCCGTTTTCTTTTCTGTATTTTTCAGCTTCTGCTTTGTTGGAGAAGAAGTAGTGCCGTAATTGGCGCTTCAACCTATCCAGACCAAAGCGAGTGCCTTTCCCATATTGTGATGCGAAATTATCATAAATGAGCCTATTGCAGATAGTTGGATAGAGAACATTATCGCAATAAGAATGTTGCACAACTTTATCTTGAAAGGTACTCGACTCAATATCTCGTTCTTTGGGATAGTACACCTTGAACTTAGTCGATTTCCCTGTCGTATATTTCTTGTACCTCAGCTCGTCTGATAAACGCACACATTCGCTTAACATATTTATTTCAAATCTGTTAGCGGACGGATTATTTAACTTCCTATGTCGAGCACTATAGAATGCTCGTTTTATATTTGAAAAGTTATAAACACTATCGTACATTCATATACCCCTTTAATTCTTCGCTGTGTATAGCCGGCATACCTTTGATACCAGACATCAGCGATCTTGTATTTATCCGCAAACGCAACCAAATAAGGTTGCATATTAAAAAAGCAACCGAAAACGGTTGCACTTTGGAATGACACTTTGGTTGCACTTTTGGATGGGATATGCTTTCCTTTGGTAGTGAAGATATTGTTTTCAGCCTAAAGCTTACTAAGTCTAATCAAATCACCGAAGCCGGACGGACACCGATAATACCGTGATACGCATTGGCGTTGTTGTCATTACCGTCACGATCTACATACCGAGCGTTGTACGCATTGTCGGCATTGGGAGAACGAAGCCACAAAATAAACAAAGCATACCCCAAAATATATCAAAAAGATGACCTTTTTGAATCGGCGTTTTTCCACGCCAAGATCATCTTCTTAACCTCCATAACTTGTCTTACCCAATATTCACAACTCTTGTCGTTGATGTAGTTCTCGTCGAGAGATAATTCTATGTATAACAAGAGCACATCACAATGATAGACTGCTTCTGACTGGCAGAGTTGTCTTTCCTCAAATTGAGACTTGATGTTCGTGTTTAGGTAGTTTGCTTTTAACAACAGTTTATATATCTCAATAACTATCTTTTGCATTGGGTCAACAAGTGTAAAACGCGCTTTCTTTGGATAACGATCTGCGTTATTGGAAATCTTCATTGTGTGCTTAATCAGCCTTTTGGCAAGCACGATTACTTTCAAATCGTCATTCCTCTTAAAAACATCACTCATTTCCAAACTCCTTTAAGCGCCAATTGTAGTGTGGTTTTTCTTCATCAAATAGCCAGTACCTAAGCCAGTCGTCCAAAAAGATAGCCAAAGCCGTTAAAAAGTACCAAGCGACAGCAAATGGTAAGCAAACTTGACCAAGAATATTGAATGGTGAATTAGAGTAATCCCATACATCTAAACCGAGCCACAGGTTCAACACGCAACCAAAAATAAACTCAAGAGTTAAAATGATTGCTGTGCCGATTGCACACTGTTTCCAGATAGATGTGTTCCAAGATAGAAACTCATTTATCCAGCCGACAAGCATGAAGCATAGTCCGCCTAAGATAAACATAGACCAATGGGTAGGATGACTACCCATCAGCTTACGCCATAGTACTTCAATGGTGATATAGATTGTGCCACCGACTACAAATAGTAGTAGGTGTTTAATCAGTTTCTTCAACAGCCTCACCCTCAGCACTCATAGTTTCGATCATACCGATTAAAACATCAGAACAGTATTCAGCAGGAATAGGATCTCCGTACTTCACTGCACCGACTTCGGCAATAGTCTTCATCGACAGAACCCAGTTTTTAAGACTGTTGTAATACGATGTGTGATAAGTCTTAAAAGCGGTAGCGGTTTCTGTAATCTTCAAAATGTCTTCAACGCTGTAGTATGTACACAGCTCGTTAGAAGCGTGGTATGGGATTAAAGTTTCCCCACTCGCAATAAGAGTGGAGAGAGTCAAGAGATTTAATTGGTCTTCAATCTCTAAAGCAAAATGACGCACCAAGCCATCAGACATCTGCACATCCACACCAGCATAAATGGTGTTCTGGCAATCGTCGCTTAGTTTAGCCAAGCAGCGTGTCTTAACTTCGGCAAGAGTTGCATCTTCGGGGATTTCGTCGGGTTCAGCTTCTTCGTCTTTCCATTCGACCTCACCCTCGTCTGGCACTTCTGCACCAAGATTTAGAAGAACCTTGAGTTCCTCATATTCATCGGCAGTAATGTCAGCAACTGAAATCTCTGTAAATGTTTCGCCGGAGAACTCCTTTGCACCTGCAATATGCAATACAGTTGACATATCAGATGAAAGTACGCCCATTGCTTCTTTGATATCACAACGAACAACATTACCTCGCTTATCCTGTTTTACCCAAACAGGCGCTTCAACAGCGTCAATAATATTGCCGTCTGATATAAACTTGTAATAGTTCATCCAGTCACCTCATTTCCGAATAAGCTGTGATATAGTTTGTCCATAGAATACAAAGTCCTGTATGCATCAAGACCTATCGTATGGCTTTTCCAAGACTCATACGATGCTCGTATATCTGACATTTCTAATGTCCCAGCATCCAATTTTCGTTTTAGTTTCTTCATTTTGCGACGCATACGAACTACGCTTTTGTGCCATATTCGTTTTACGATATACCCAGACTCAGTGAGCCTAAACATAATTTTGAGCCACTGAAAATCTCGTCGCAACGGGGTAATGCGTGTTTTCTTCAGATTAAGCTTCAGACCAAGCTCTTCGCATTTGTGCTGAATTTTAATCAAACAAGATTTGAGATATTCTTTATCGTGATGGATCAGATAACCGTCATCCATATATCTGCCATAGCAATGAATACCTAAATCTTCCTTTATGTAATGGTCGAGTTCATTCGCCGCAGCCAACGCAAGAATTTGCGATATTTGACTGCCAAGCCCAAGACCCACATCACCAAACATCTTGATGAAGTGCATTAAAAGATTGATAAGTCTTTCGTCTGTATATTCTTTTCTTATAATCTTCTCCAATAACTCGTGTGAGATGCTATCAAAGTAACTTGAAAAATCAAACAGCAATACATATCCATCGTTTCCATAATGTCTATAATGCCATCGGATATGTCTGTCTATCCTTTTTACAGCAAATGAATAACCTTTGTTTGTCATACTGGCACCATTATCATAGATAAATGTTCTTCGCATCATAGGAACAAGCGAAAAGTCACACAGGCATCTCTGTACAACTCTTTCGTTGATAGATACACTCCGTATATGACGAGCTTTTCCTCGCTCATACAAATTAAATTCAAAGAACCCATCGCTCTTAAATGTGCCATTGTGTAATGCGGTATAAGCACCATACACATTCAAAGGTGCGTTTGTTATATACCGTTGCGTGCTTGACTTCCACCGAACATTCTTTCTGCACATTCTATAAGCGCTATATAAATGTTCGTAAGTAAACACTTTATCAAAATCATCGTAATCTTTTCTTTGGCGATTTTTGGAATCAAGGCGTTTTTGTTTGCGTCTTTGATACCTTGCCTCTCTTCGTTCTGTGCTTGTCATAGTCACCTCTGAAAAATTCACCTTGTACAGCAATACAGTTGCCTGTTTGGTATAATGGCTGCCGATAACAACGACCATAAAATCTCACTAATACCATCGTGAGACTATGCAAGAAGCGTCCGATCGGTCATATCAAGGTGTATATTTACCATTTCTGGCGGGATTCACTCTCCTTCTGTAGTAGACACGGATTTCGCTCAAATGAGTTACTTTGTCTGGTCTTCATAACGATACCGATGAAATAAATATCGCCCACAGAATCCGAAACACACGCCATTAGAGTTGTTGGCGTTGTTGTTGTTGTTCTCACCCGTAGTATTGACATTGTTGAAGTTGTTGCTGTTGTTGATATTCGGAGAACGCAACCACCACACGGTCGGAACTAACAAAAGTGAACACTTATAGGATGAACCCCATAAAAGTATTATTCTATTTCTGTTGTTGTTTCTGCTGTTTCCTTTAGCAGATTTTTATATCGAACTTTATCTTTGCGCATAACACCTTTTAGTAAACGCAATTCAGCTTGAATTAACTCCATCCATCGGGTAAGTGTGCTTCCAGAGATTTGGAACAACTCTGTTGCCGCATTGATTTGTGAAATCATACTCTGAGCATCTGCATAAGCCTCTAAAAAGTAATCTCTGCGCATTTGAAACTCGTGTGCGTTTGATGGAAAAATACTATTTGCACACTTAACCTTTCTGTGTATTTCGGATGCAATATGAGATAATTCCTGCGATACATAGAAAGTATATCTTTTAGGGAATTTGACACATTGTTGTACCGTAAAGATATAAAGTTGATACGCTGTATCTAAGAACTGCATATCGGACTCATTTCGTTTGCTTTTAATAACAGAGATATAATCACTTCCTTTCATTCCAAAAGACGGGTACTGCCCCATAAAGGGGCAGCCCCGTCTTAATACTTTTGGAATTGTTGTAGGTATATGATTACTGTCCGCGCCCAGTATCGCTTATATAGCGTTTAGGGGTGTGGCGGACAGTGAAGATTAAATACAGAAGCCGAAACACACGCCATTAGAGTTGTTGGCGTAGCTGTTGGTGTGCTCACCCGTAGTATTGACATTGTTGAAGCTGGCGCTGCTGCCGATATGCGGAGAACGCAACCACCAAATGTTTGCATTTCCCTTACCGTTGTCTAACTTCTTAATACGGCTTGCATTAGATGTAAAGTAGTTAATCGTTCCTTCAGCCTCGTTAGAGTAAGGAGTAGTAGTTGT